CAACTACTGCTTCTGATTCGACAATCGCCAACTTCTCGGCTTGAGTAAATTTCAATTTATTAAGAGTTCCAGCAAAATCATCAAAAGCGTCTGCCCCATCTACATTGATTAAATTACTCATTATGCTTGATTGTCCTTTCTGCGAATATGTAATACATGATACCCATCTGGAGTGTCTGCATTATCAAACTCAACACCCACTAACTTCCACTCTGTATTCTTAAAAATAAGCTTATAAATAAAAGTGTCATCGGTACTTTTCAATTCCATTAAAGGGTTGATAAAATCATTGTACTGTGTCTTCGTAATCAAAAACATATCTGTTGTGCTCATATACCCTTCAACTTGTGACTTGTAATAAGACGTAGCATTATAAAATGCACAATATCGTTTTCCGATTAACTTTAATTTATTAGTATTCATACCATTAGGCAACTCTACAAGTTCTGGTTTAAAAAAACTTACTCGATACTTAAAAGCATGTCTATCTGGAACATTCTTTTGTTTAATTGCCATATTACAATTCCACCTCATCTAAATCTTCATCATTAATACCTAATAAGTGTGGTGTTCTAAGTGTATCAAATAGCGCTTGTAAGCCTGTAAAACGTTCAGAGGTAATCCCCTTAGTAGTTGCACGAACATTCCCAGAAGCCCCTTCTCCGTCCGCATGAGTGTAATACTGTGTGACTTCCATTAAGAAAGCCTGGAACCACATATCTCTACGATACTTATCATATTGTCGACCTTTTTGGTCATTAATATAACTGTACATATATCCAATAACACCTTGAACCATAATTTTAATATGGTCCTTTTCTTCGTCTTCCGCTCTAAGGTGTTCCATAACCACGTCTAAACTCTCATCACTTTGGAATTGAGCTAACATATCATAGATACCAATTGGATATTCTACTTCGGGTGTACTTGGAGTGGTATCCACAGGGTTTTCTACTTCTGGTTCAACAAGTGTCTCATTGTCAATTACTACTTGTTCATCTTCTCCCATGTGTCTTCTCCCTCTTCTAAGATTTTATAAGATACGTCTAGTCCATAATCAGATTCACTCCAGTATCTTTGTTGAACAACGAGGTCTACCACTTGTGAATCATCAAATAGCGGTTTTTCCTTCTTGTTCTTCCAAGATTCTTTTGTAGCTAACATTAAACTATCAAACAAGATTTTGATATTGTCAATATCTCCAGTTGACCGTTTAGTTGGATAGGGTCTCTTTTTAACATTTACACTCTTGGGTATCGGATAGTACATACGAAAGGTAACTTGTATCGCCTTGTCTGTATCTATAATTATACCACACTCTTGAAATTTTGTCACTAATTCTTGTTGACTTTTATGATAATTAGCCGTACGATAAGAATTGCCCCTACCAAATTGTAATGAATTGGTGCTGGCAATTTTATTCTCTAATCTGATTAACATTGGACTCTACTTCCTTTTGTTTTTCTATATAATTAGTTCTGAATGCACAGAAAAACCCACCCTGATAGTAGGTGGGTTTAAAATAAATTAGAAAGCTTATATATTCTTTAATTTAATTACTTTGAAGGTGTAACAGTTGCTGAAGCAGCTGGTGCTGACATCTTGGCAATAGCAAACTTTGTTGGGTTTGTAACAACACCGTCCATGTAACCTGACAATACGAATGACAATGTTCCAGCCAATGCGTTTGTCATATCAGAATCAACCTTGATAAGGTCCATTCCCTTCTTAACCATGATACCGTAACCAGAGAAATCTCCGAATACTAGGTCTTGTGAAGCTCCAGTCAAAGCGTCTTCCTTATACAAAGGACGACCCAAGAATGTGTACTTAAATACATCTTGGTTAGACGTTGCGTCTGTGTTCAAAGCTAGGTAACGGTTATCGCCATCTTGCAACTTCAAGATTTGGTCATAAACCGCTGGAGATACAATCCATACAGCGTTAGCTGAATATGATTGGTGCAATGAGTTAAAGATTGTCAACAATCCTTCAACTGATGATTCTCCCTTGACAGCAGCAGCCTTAACTTCTGGGTCATTCAAGACACCATTAAATTCAGTTCCACCCTTACCCAAGAAGATTGAGTTCGTAATTGCACGAGCTACGTCCTTAGTAAGCAAGTTAACTGCATAGTTTGTAATATCAACACCTGAATCATTAATCAACTGTTGAGTAAGCTTGATGTAAGCACCAACACGCTTTTGAGTCAATTGAGCTGACTTCAACTTAGTGTCAATTTCCTTAACATCTTCCAATTCTCCAACGAATCCAGCCTTATTTTCACGTGAATCGTCTTCACGAGCAATTGAAAGCGTACCTGAAACTGATGAGAACTTTTGAGCCAATTGGAATGCTGGAGATTGGTTATCCAACATTTCGATGATTTGGTTAAATACCAAATCAGGAACCGTCAAACCACCGTTATTTAGTGTTCCAGCGTCCTTAATTCCTTCTTGCACTGCACGCTCTTCCAATGAGCGAACTTCGTCTGGTTGGTCACGCAAGAATGCGTCAACAATCGAACGTACTTCTACCTTCTTATCCATCTTTGTATTCTCCTTATTATATGACGCTGTATGGGCTGTTGTAGCCTTTGAGCGAACTTCTTCTTCTTGTGCAATTTCTGCATTAATCCCTTGGATTTGAGAGCGAATTTCAGATAGCTCTACCACTTGCTTGTTATCTAGAGAACGCACTTCTTTGTTCCCCACAACAGCCTTGGCACGTGCTTCCAATTCCCGCTTCGTGTCCGTGAGTTCCTTCAAATTCTTCATTAAAGTATCCCTCGCTTAATTTATAATCTTTACTCTATATAATTAGTAGAGTTATACTACAATTCATCAATAAATCTTTGCAAATCATTAATTTCTGTTGAATTTAATGAGCGAGCTTCTTTCTCGGGTTTTGCTTCATCTGATTTTGCAGGTTGTGTCTTAGATGAGCCCTTCTTCATCTTTTCTACGGTGTCACGAATTGGCGCCAATGCACGTTCAACAATATCAGAAACTTGTGCTTCTGTCAACCCACGGTCTTCATCACGTTCTTCTTCCGAATCATCATCACGCTTTTCGTCAGCCTTGGGGTCCTTCTTCTCATCGTCCTTAGAAGGTGCCTTAGCGCCTTTAGGTTCTTCCTTAGTCTTATCATCAGATTCCTTAGAATCGTCAGCAGGCTTTGAATCCTTGTCTTCTTCGGCAGAAGCGTCCTTTGACTTTGAGTCATCTTCTTGCTTCTTCAACGCTTGCTTATCGTCAGCTGAATTTTCCTCTGGAACAAATTCATCATCTTCACGTGCTTCAATCTTCTTATCAGTCATACTAGTCCCTCTTAATTCTTTTAGTTCTGGCACATCTACGTCATCTACGATATCCAAACCTCTTACAGAGATACCAGAAGCTCTGTAAGCAGGATTTCGGACAGCTGATACTTCAAACAAAATAATGTCATTGATAATTCGTAATGGGTCGCCACCACTAGTTATCGTCCAATCTTCGTCCAATACTTGCATTCCGAAACTCATGTAATCATACACGCCTTCCTGAATCAAGTTGTAGGCGTTTTTACCCCATGTTGTGTCCACAATATCAGCTTCCATCACAAATCCTCGTTCATCTTCTTGTAGTTGAAGAGAGTCATTGTGAGTAGTAGCTAAAATGGCATTACTGTCATGGTTATAATAAAAATCAACCACATTACCCTTTTGTAGTGCTCTTGTGAACACTCCTTGAGCAATGGTTTCCCTGAATTGCTTTCCATTAGTTGGATTAGTCAATAGCTCTGAAATAGAACCAACTTGATTAACCAAACCCTTGACGTGCATATTACCGTCTTCTTGTGTACCTTCAATGTCTAGGGGCAAAGACCGTAATTCAATTTTATCATTACTCATCTTCTTTGTCTACCTTTTCATTAGTTTTAGTTTCATCATCTGTTTCAGATTCATCTTCTGATTCAGAGGTTGATTTTTCATCATCTTGTTGTTCACTGTCATCTTGTGCATTTAATGTGGCTTGCAAATCATCTGGACCACCAATACCTTCTCCAGGGTTAGCAATAACAGGGTCCTTGATACTAATAGCAACACCAGTATTAGGATTAGTAACAGTACCAGCAACAGGGTCAATAAAGATAGTTCCAATTGAACCACTTAAATATTCAACCTCATCTTCTGTGACTGCATATCCCAACTTACGCTTAGCTTGTTCATTGGTAATTAAACCACTCTTATAAGCTTGAATAACAGTATCTGTCAAGTCTTTTGAAGTAACTTGTGTAAAGTTACTTGTATCAAAGATGAAACGATAACCTTGGTCACGTTCTTCTTGTGTGAGAAGACTTGTATTTAATGATAACTCAACACTATTAATTAGTGGCATTAAAGTAAACTTTAAGAAATAAAGGTTATTTTGTTCCAAAGAGTTATACTTTTGAGCACTAGAGTTAATCATTGGTTCTGGAATATTGAACAATCTTGCAATTTCAGAAATCATACTTTTCTTACCATCACTAAACTCCAAATTCTTAGGGTCAAACTGTGTTGGCGTGTATTTCAATCCTTGTTCCAAGATAGCTGTTTTACCAGCATTCTTTGCTCCAGAATAAGCAAACTTCCACGCTTTGGCAATACGTGTTAATGAATTATCATCTAACTTAGCTTCTGTTGATAAATATCCACTAGGCATAGCTGAATTTTCCATTAAACCACGTTCATAGTCCGTTTGAGCAAGAGATGTCTTGAACACATCATCTGCTTCCTGAATTGGCGAACGCCCTGTAATGCCGTCTGAACTGTCTCTAAGGACAGAGAATAGATAATCATCTCTAAATGTCTTGGTCCCAGCTGGGGACATTAGAATATCTTCTCCGAAATAAGAAATACCGTCCATGGTCTTGACTTCAATAGTCAAATCTGGCATATTAAAAGGGTAGATAGCTTTTACGTGGTCATCTTCATCATACTCAATGTAACCTTTGTGAGTCCCGTAAATTAAAATGTCACGAACAATCTTCTTCTTAAAATTAAAAGAATCAAGATTAGAGTTAACTTTATAATTTAATAGGTTTAAACGTTGGTCGTCTGTAATGCGTTCACGTTTATTATCATCATCAGCATTAACATAGAGATTGACAGATAATTGAGCGATTGAGCTAGTAATCAATTCGATTGCATTTTCAGCGGCAGGAATTGATAAAATCTGTTCTTCTGTGATTACTCGGTTTCCACTGAATAAAGTATTGATACTGGTTGGTGCATTCCCATAAGTCTTTTGGGTCGTCACTACCTTATCATCTTTTTCAAAGGGTTTACCGAACATTCTGTCTAAAAAGCCCATATCAGTCTCCTTTCTATTTTACTTTTTCTATATAATTAGTTCTTTAATACCTTATTATAACACATAAAAAGACTACTTGTCAAATAACAGTAGTCTTTTTATTTAAATTACGAAAATAGGAATATCTTCCAGTGCGTCTTGCTTACCACGACCTTCGTCGATAGCGTCATTCCATAACGCCATTGCATCAACAGTAGATGCTACCATATCAATTTTACCTTCTGATTGCTTTTTATTCAGCTTATAAGATAAATCTGAATTTGTAATCATTTTAGCATTTAGGAAATTCATACGATAGAGATAATTAGTTTCAAACTTGAAATGATCACTTACAATAGATTCTCGCAATAATTTACTTCCTGGGTAAACACCCTGAACAGATTGCATGACTTCTATTGTATCGTAACCTTCCTTTGAAATTTTGTTCATTGATGAACGTGCATTCCACTTATCATATCCAATACCTAATACGTGAACATGGTAAGTATCTTCGATTCTCAATATGAAATTTTCAATATCAGAATAATCAATAACATTCTCTCCACTAGGGAAAGCATTTCCATTATCAATTTCCTGTGCATAGTTAATCTTTTCAATCTTAGACTTAGGTGCCACTCTGTTTCCAGGTAGGAAAGCCCAAGACTTTGCAAAGAACGTTTGTGTATCATAATCGTATGATACCATACTTACAGAGGTGTTGTCATTAGTTTCGGCTAAGTCAACTCCCAAATAAACATTCTTACCTGCCCAATCAATTGGGTCTGTTGTTTCAGCCATATCCATATCAGCGTCATTAACAAATGCTTCAACATTACTACCTTGAATAAAAATGTTCATGTGCTTAGTTAAGAAATTAGGCTGTTTCAACGGGTCATTAATAGCGTCAAAACGTTGCTTCTTTAGGAATTCAAATGTATCTGGTAACTCAATTGCTAATGGATTAGCTTTCAAGAGTTCTTCATCACTGTCTTGCCACATTTCTGGATTGTCTGGCATATAGAGCATAGGAAAGAGTGTTTTATCTTCAATTTCTCCATCTAATACCTTTTTAGCAATATCAATTTCATTGGTCATCGGATTATCTTTAGAATCATAGGCTGTACTAATTAAAATACCACTACGGTTCTTAATATTCATCTGACCTGATTGCATCGCATCAATAGGATAACGCTTGGCTAAGGCACCAACTTCCATTACGTTACATATATTCGCTACATATATTCTATATGTTACCATATAGTTCAGACTATATCTTCATCTTACATTACTATTATCATAATATAAGAGCTCTCACTTTCCAATTCGCTTGAATTGTACTCTACTTGCTTCTTCATTATATTATTTCTAATATAATTATGCTTTCGATAGTCGTTACACATTTATATAGTTAATTTTATTGTATAACTATAATTTAGCACGGGATTGTCCTTCAAGAAGGGTTTCCCCCGTTTTAAGAGAGTTGTTTACTATATATCACTATATAGGCGGACTCGGTTGTCGTTAATCCGCAATAAAGACAGTTGGTAGCCGACCGTCCATACGATTATTCGTTGTGGCTAGTGGTTTGTATACATTATTCTTATCCTTAAACGTGATGTTGTCACGATTAATTTTGAAATGATTCTCTAAAAATGGACTAAATGTGATTTGATTCTTCATTTCCTGTAATAACAGACTTGATAATTCAAGGTTAGGTGCAACAGAATAGAATTGGGAGTTCTTAGGTTCAACCATCATTAAAATAATCATAATAACTGATACTAAGAAAGTTTTCAATTGTGTTATCGTTGAGTTTTTTATCTCAACTTCTTATAGTTACCTATAAGTTCAGCATATATTTTCATCTTTAACTTAATACTAAGATGTGGCGACCTCGTGGATAGATTATATTCTGTTTTCAGGTTCACTATCTATGCGTTACACTGTTATAAAGTATTTAGCTTCATAATTAGCACGGTATCTTCCATTTCTGGGTTTTTACCGTTTTTCCGCCATACATTTGAATAAATTTCTTTATTCAATGGGCAATAACTAAACTTCTTTAGTTATATTGTTTACCCGATTTTCTCCCAATCAGTAATACAGATTTTTCATATCTACGCTTTTCTGGGTCCTTTTTAATTCTCCATACTAATGCATTGATAATGAATAACCATTGGAATCCTGCCAATGAGTTATAAACTGTCTTACCTTGTGATAATCCAGACCCCATTTTCATTAATTTCAATAGTTTTGTAACTCTTGTGAAGTAATTTAGGTCCAAAAAGTAATCAAAATCATCGTTTTCAATACTTTGTACATCTCTTAAGAAGTTTTGACACATAATGACAATATATTTATCAGCTGGAATATCTTCATTAACTACATCTAAAGCATATTGATAACCTTTTGTAGCCTTGAAGTCCTCCAGCTGCTCTTTATACTGTTTATCTATCTGCATACTATTCCTCCGACAGTGCTTGTACTAGAGGGTCAGCTTGTTCTCCTGCAACAGTAGCTTGTTTATGAGCAAATTCAGCTCGTCCACTTGGTGTCATTCCTAATTGAATCATATATGTTTTAAGTTGGGCATTCAAACTAATCAAAGTCTTCATTCCTGGGTGTTCTTTAATTGTTACATTTCCTAACTTGTCTTCAATTGAATAGTAACCATGTCCTCCATCTGTTGTTCTTCTAATCTCTTCGTTGATATAATCAATCTTAGCTAATGTATCTGCTGTTTGCTTTAACAAAGGCACATCAAGATTAGATAAGAATGACTCATCTTTAATTTGGTCCACAATCATTAGGTAATAAGCTTTTGCTCTATCATCTAAATCTTCTGGAACTTCGTAAACTTTATCATTTGAACCAGTTAATTGTTTTTCACGTAAGATTCTCTCATTGAGTTCAGGAATAGAATATCCCTTAGAATCAGCTGTAATTAAACTACCTGGTAACATAGGTGTTCCCATAATATAATACGTCCTTTCTTTTTTATCCCTCTATATAATCAGTTCTTT